CCTAGGGGGCCTCCAGCACTGGTGCCGCACACAAACACAGGAGTGATATGCCCATCGAGACTTTTTCGACGATTCAGGGACCCTATTACTATAGGTACCGTTCGTCGATTTATTCTGGATGGTCCGATCGACTCATGTGGAACCTCGGTTCCAATGGGTCAATGTCAACAGTAAACCACTATCCTCTCGATACTAATATCGATGATGGTGGCCCCTGGTTAATGGGGAAAACTGTTGACACGTGTACGCCGGTCACTTTTAACAAGAACGTTCGGGAAAACCCGTTCGATGATTGTTATGAGGGCCAGCTCACGATCGGAGGGCCTGCTGGTTCGTTTACTCCTCTGGCTACTACAGCCCAGAAGAGTCAACTTGCCATGCAGGGTTTGGGCGCAACAGCTGTTGCTCGTTGCGCTCCGACGAATCCCGCCTTCTCAGTCCCCCAATTTATTGGAGAATTGAGAGAAGGGAGTCCCCGCCTACCGGGATTTGCCTCTTGGAAGAATAGGACTCGTGTCGCCCGCTCTGCGGGTAACGAGTACCTCAACCTTGAGTTTGGATGGAAACCTATGGTTTCCGACATACAGTCATTTGCTAGGACTGTACACAAATCCCACGCCATTTGGAACGCTTACCGCAAGGGAAGCGGCCAGAAGACGCGTGTAGGCTATCACTATCCGGGCGCTTCCGCACAGAAGACGTATAGGGGTTTACATTATCCTATACCATCTGAGTTCGGAAGTGCTTTCGGATTCTTCACGGGTACTACTGTCCAGTATCGCACCAGCAATACATGGTTTAAGGGATGTTTTCAATACTACGTCCCTGAACCAGCTGGCACAAGCGACAAGTGGCAGTACTGGCATTCTGAAGCCAGTAAGCTACTCGGTATCCGGTTAACTCCGGATACTGTGTGGAATCTCAACCCGTGGACCTGGGCCGCCGATTGGTTCGCCAATACCGGGGATCTGATGACGAATGTCAGTAACCTCGGAACGGACGGCTTGGTTTTGCAGTATGGCTATGTGATGGACGAGGAATCAATCCTCACATCCACAGCTGGCAGCATTGAAGATCTCAAGCTGTCAAGTTCTCGCACGTACCTCCAAAAGAGGTGCCAGCGAGTTCCTGCAAATCCGTACGGCTTCTATGCTACGCTGTCTACTCTTACGAGTAGGCAGCTCGCCATTCTTGCTGCTCTTGGTTTATCCAAGAGCGGGTGAGAATTACCGGCTGCCGGATACGAATCCGGTGGTGATCAACCATGATGGCTAACCACCATCCCCTCAAAGGAGAACTGCCGTGGCTTTTGCCGACCCGCAGAGTGTGACCATTAATTCGGTCGCACAGACACTTCCGAGGATTTCCTCGGGTGTCAACACCGGTGCCTTCCAAAAGGATGACACCACTGTCAAGCTTTCCGTGAACCATCAGTATGGTTCGCGGACGCGACGACAGATCCGTCTCGACCACAAGAAGGTGGCGCCGGACGTTTTCACGGCCGACAACACTACGTACTCCATGAGTGCGTACCTTGTGGTGGATGTTCCGACGACTGGTTATACCATCGCGGAGCAGAAGCAGATCGTGGATGCCCTTACGGCATACCTGACTGCTTCAACGGGCGCCAAGGTCACCCAGCTTCTGGGTGGCGAGAACTAACCCGCGGGATGTTCCCGTGGGAGAGATGGATTCCAAACCCATCCATGAGAAAGGGGATCAAGCGATTCCCTATCACGCATTGTTATGCGAGATACTCAGTTCTCTGCTCGGCGTTAGGTGCTGTGCTCGAGTACTTGTCTCAGCATTGCTAGACGAGTCATTGAGCAAGTCTGCACTTGACGTCATCTTCGATTTTCTCGAAGGTGACGCCGGAGATACAGACTCGGGTTGAACACGGCCTTGGACTACCGACCCCCATGATGAATGGAGGCAGTATGAAAAGCCTGAAAATTCTCTGGCGAGTAGCTGCCGATGAATTGGCGGCTAGATGTTGCACCAGTGCCACTCTCGACTACAAAAAGCTCGAGAGTCGCGTCGAAAGTGAGGGTATATCGTTTTTAACGATAACCCTTCCTGCTTTCTGCAAGGACTTCGAAAGAAGTCTAGAACAGGAGCAGGTTGACTCCAGCCTGTTTGCCGGTTTTTCTAGGCAATCAGGAGGGCCCCTCCCCAAATTTCTGGGAGGTTTCCTTCGTCAGATTTTCGACGTGAAGAGTGGACGATTGCTCGATGAACCAAGTATCGATTGCATCTTCTCGATACGTCAGTTAACACTGATGTTCGGAAAGATCCTCATTCCTTGCAGCGATGCAAGGTTGCGAGGCGCGATACGAGGGTATATCGAGTGTGAGCAGGAAGTTGCCAGAGCTGCTGTGTGTGGCCCAGATGAAGTCTATTCAGACTTCAGGAGGGTCGCAGCTCTGCTATTCGCTGATGTCTTCAGTGAACTCGAAAACGAGCTCTACGAAGGCAATCCGTTTTTGCCAAGACATGGTCCTGGCGCTACGGTTGACAGACTTCGCGGCAACGCGAAGTTTGACCAGCGAGAATGGCCCACCAGATTGGAGAGCATGTTCGGTTTCCTTGAACATGCCGCTCCTAGCTGGAGACTCGGTCTTGAGAAGATCGAGTCTGGGGCCGTCAACTTCCTCGAACCGGAACAAGAAAGACCTGTAAAGGTCATACTTGTTCCAAAGACGCTGAAAACACCCCGCGTCATAGCTGTTGAGCCAACCTGCATGCAATACATGCAGCAGGCCATCGCTATACCGCTGGTAGACCTTCTCGAAAGCAGTGTCGTCGGGCGGAACGTCCGGCGGAATGCAATCGAAGGTCAGATCGGTTTTACCGATCAGGTGCCAAACCGGCTCCTGGCGGAAAGCTCCTCTGTTACCAGAGAAGCGGCGACACTCGATTTGAGTGAAGCTTCCGATCGTGTTTCCACGAGACATGTAGAGTCCCTCGTTTCTCGTTGGCCCCTCTTACAAGAGGCGTTGATGGTTACGAGGTCCTCGAAGGCCTCGGTCCCTGGACATGGTGAGATCACCTTGTCCAAGTTCGCGTCCATGGGTTCAGCCCTTTGCTTTCCTGTCGAGGCAATGGTCTTTCTTACGGCCATATACCTCGGCATTGAGCGAGGGCTCAATCGCCACATTACGCGTGGTGATGTTCTGTCACTGCGCGGCAAGGTACGCGTCTACGGGGACGATTTGATCGTCCCTGTAGATAGTGTGCGCCACGTGATAGAGGTCTTGGAGCTGTTAGGCTTCAAGGTGAACTCTAGCAAGTCTTTCTGGAACGGCAAGTTCCGTGAGTCTTGCGGAGGGGATTACTACGATGGGGCGGACGTTACACCTGTCCGAGTCCGTCGTATGATCCCTTCCACACGTGCTGACGTATCAGGAGTGGAGAGCCTAGTGGCCCTCCGCAACCTCTTCTACACAAAGGGGATGTGGAGTACTGCGAAGCACTTAGACGAAGTGATCGCGAGAGTGTTACCACACTTTCCGATTGTGGAGTCAACCTCACCTCTGCTTGGTCGGTGGAGCATACCCTTTAAGCCTATGGCTGAAAGGATCCACCCGGATCTGCATATTCCACTGGTTCGTGGATATGTAGCCCGACCAACTATCCCTAGCTCTAAAGCTACGGGATATGGTGCCTTGCTCAAGTACTTCCTTAAGCGCGGCGAAGAGCCGTTTGCCGATAGGAGGCACCTTGAACGTCAGGGACGTCCGAG